TGAACCATGCCCAATAAGAGTATTACCAGTGCTACCAGATGCAATATCCTCTCCTGCTAAATATCCTAATGTGGTATTTCCACTTGTCGAATCTGCTCCACCAGTGCCACCACTATCATTATTACTCAGCGAGATTCGGGAGTTGGCATCGAGTTTCATAACAGCATCAGTAATAGTTGCGTTTCCAGAGTCAGCCCCACCATCTACTGCGAATATCAAATCTCCTCGAAGATGACCATCACTACCATCTCTTTGAAAGAAAATACCAGCCTTATTATATGTCGCTGTCGTTTCTGCTCTACCAAATAACATGCCACCCCATCCATCAGTACTATCATCTATATCTGAACTGCCGACAATTAAACACGGGGCTGATGTGGCATTAGCAAAAACACCAGCAACATTCTCATCTGCTCCGCTTACTGTTACATCAAGACCAACATTCTTTAGTGTGCCTTGAGCATTAGCAGATGTTACATTAATCCTACCACCAGTCATTGTGACTGTAGCATTAGCATGATTAGTTGCGGCATCGTCTATATCTAAATCAAATCCATATAATGTTCCAGTAACTCCATCTGCAACAACACCAGACTTATCATAGTCCATATAGATGCCATAACTTGTAAATGCTGTTGTAGCTTCATTATTTACATCAATGCTTAATGACTTACCTGTACTATCTTGTTGAATATTTAGACCAGTTGCCCCAGTAGCGGCAGTATTATCATTAACTATTCCTACAAGATTCCTTGCTGTAGTATTGGTTCCATTAGAATAAAAATATGCTATTCCACCATCGACTAAAGAGTTTGCATTTGTAATATGTAAACAATTCCCAGAAGTCATTGTTGGGCTATCTATATGAATACCATGTTGTGAAGTAGCCTCTGTATCAATATAAAGAGCTGGATAATTTCCATTCTGGTCAATCTTTACTCCATACCCAACTCCATCTTGATATACATTTAATGCTGGTTGGTCAAATGATGGATGGTCTGATGTAATTGCTACAAGAGGTTCAGCGGCATTTCCGTCCATGCCTGAATAAACATATAGACCTTGATTCTGATTACCTGTATTCTCAATCTTTAATGCCACTGAATTACCATTCTGGTCAATCTCAAGACCAATAGTTGTATCAGCATTGGTAATCTTCATATCACCAGTTAATACTTCTGAATATGAAAATCCTCCACCACCTTCTACAGTTAAATCACCTGAAATGGTCAGGTCGCCAGTTATTGTACCGCCTGAAGATAATCCAGACTCTGAACTAAGGAATGAACTTAACATGTTATATCTCCACTACTTTAACGGTTGTAACTGCAACACCAAGATGATTAAAGTAAATCGTATTACCCAGTCCTCTAGGAACAGTTATAAATACCAGCGTACTTCCTGGGATTACAAGATCATTTGCAGCTATGCAATCATCTCCTGCGTCTGCGGAGAATCTAAAATATATATCGCCAGCTGCATAGATGCCAAGCTGGGCTGCTCCAGACACATCAAGGTGTACTGTATGACCTGCGGCAGTTGATGTATGTACTGTAGAAACAGTATTAACGGTCCATTGACCGCCTGGTCCGCTTGCGTTTACGCCTTCTTGTACTGTGAGTGAATGTAGTTTTGCCATGTTTGCCTCCTGCCCTAAGGATTGACTATCCGTGAATGGGCTTGTTCTTTATTATTTATATTACATTAAGAAACCATCTGCTGGTTTGATACTAAATCCTGTGGAATCAAAATTCCTATTGCCATACTCTGTGCCCATTTTCTTACACTGTTCCCAGTAGTTCCTGAAGTATCCAGACTTCTGTAAAGCCTGGGGGTCTTGTGACATTTTATTTTCATAACCTTTCATAATCACATAATGTGCTAATCCTTCATGAAACTGACTTGGTATATTAGGCTCTTCTGTAAGAGCAATGCCAGTCCCAGTAGCAACAAAGTCTTCATCATATACAGAACCGTATACCCTTACAGTCTTGCCTGATGTGGCTGTACCAAAACTTGTAGTGGTATCAGCGGTTGTTACCTTAGCTAGAGCAAGGGATGGAACATGGTATCCTGCAGATTTCTCTGATGCATACTCTATCCACCAGACATGTTCTAAAGCTTTTGATCTTTCATTTGTAGCCATTACGTACTCGAATATTTCTCAGGCGGGTCTTGCAGCCTGGATATCTGGTAATTATTATAATCAACCCTAGCAACATCAATAAACTTGTGTTGATCTGACTCGCTTCCATCAGCATCAAGATCATTAAGTTTGTAGTAGCGTGTAGTTGCTGTAGTAGTGAATGTCTGCTGACCTTTCAGTATTCTTGTACCTTCACAGAATTCATCTAGTGCCTTATTAAGATGAAGACGTATTTCTGTATCACCCATCTCAGGATGATGCATTTGTACCATTTCGATTATTTGTGTTTGTGTCATTATAGATATACTATTTCTACATATGTAGCTGCTACCGATGAGTCTATATAGAGCTCACTTAAATTATTAGAACTTGTACCTAAACCATGTAAACATATTGCTTCTCCTGCTGATAATGAAAAACCACCATTCGTAAAGGTTCCACCTACTCCTATTGTAATATAAGAATCATCTGCAACTGCAGTTGTCTTATCTGAACTTGTAAATCCTGTATTTTTAATATGAATAAAATCAGCAATAGCTCCTGATCCTATTGTACCTTCACTATCATCTACTACTTGATGCGAAGTTGAATAAGTTACATCAGTGTCAGATTCTAGTTCAAAACTTGCCCCAGACCCACTAAGTCCAGATACTCTGCTATCAGTTGTTCCTACATCGTGGACTGCCATATCGTTCGATGCAGCCACTCTGTGAAATACTTGAGCATTGCTATTCACTCTCATTCTTGTTGTCGCCATAATTTACCTTTTTTGCTATTGTTTTATAGGGGCAAAAGTCTGATTATATTCCTGCTTTAAGTCCTGCAACCTAGCAACTTTCCATTGATATTCTGCTGATTTTTCAGTGATTTCTTGCTGATAAGAAGTGACTTCTTTATTTACTTCTGCTTGATAAACACCAAGATCAGATTGAAATTTTGCAAGTTTATGATTATTGCCCTGTACTAATTTATCCATTTGTTTAGCAGCATTGGCAAGTGCTAAAGATTGATCCTGTGATTTATTGAATTGATCCAGTGCTTGAGCTTGCTGTTTATTAAACTGTTCTAAAGTTTGATCTTTCTGTTTATTAAATTTAGAAATATCTGTTGCTTGCTGTGCTTCCTGTCTTTTTTCCTGTGCTTTATTATTTGCATTTGCAATAGCAACTTGTAAATCTTGATTTGCTTTATTTACTTCTTCTTGAAACTCCATCTGATACTTAACATTGGCTTCATTAAATTCATTTAATTGATTTTGCATAGCTTGACTGTATGCTTGTATGTAAGTAGAAATTTTCTGTATCTGCGATGATGCTAATTCAATATCTTCTGAGTCTTCTATATAATCAGCTAAGACTTCCCACCAATCGCTGACATCCTGCTGATCTCCATCGGTTCCAGCAGCACCAGTAGTAATTGCGACTGTTAGCTCTTCGGCTACTCCACCTACAACTGGAGGTGTATAACCAGGAGCACTGCCAGAAACATCAATAAGCGACGGTGCTAGGGCTGTTACAGAATCAACTGAAGTAGCACTTGCATCTGAGCTTAGGGCGTTTGAATTTGATGCGTCTGCATTTGTAGCATCTGTATATGAAATCGTATCTATACTTGGAGCTACTGGAGAAACTGCTGTTGAACTAAAAGTAGATATATCTACAGCAGATAAAGAATTCTGCAATGATCTTATACTAGCAAATAGTACTACTAAATATATTTTATCTTTTGGGAAGAATTTTATACCAGTACTGGCATGATCTAATGCGGTCCCATCCGTCTCTACAGGTGAATTATTTACATAATAAACCTTGAATGCGTTTTCCGAACTATCGGGAGAGGGTAAAACATGAATTTCCCCATTATCAAGAATTGTATATACAGGATTATGGGTAGTGGCAAGATGAAGACTTCCAGATGATCTTGCTTGTCCTTGTCTTGATGGATGTATTTCTGCACAATCTCTCCAGTCATTATCCGTTCCAGACTCTCTAATAACTCCAATAATCTTAGCTCCATTTATGTCTAGTCCGTTAGAAGTCTGCTCAGATGAGACAGTTTGAAATAAATAACGTTCTAATGGTGCTATTCTTAGATATTTATCAGTTACATCAATAA